GGCGGTTATAATGGTAATGCGAGTTTAAAACGGTTAGGGGTAGAAATATCCTATACCGAAGAACAAGTTGCAGAGATTGTAAAATGTTCTGAAGATCCAATTTACTTCATTAAAAATTATGTAAAAATTGTCAATGTGGATAAAGGTCTTATTCCATTTGACATGTGGCCATTCCAAGAGGACATGGTCAATACTTTTCATAATAATAGATTCTGTATTGCTAAGATGCCTCGACAGGTTGGTAAAACAACCACAACTGTAGGTTATATGTTATGGTCAGTATTGTTTAATATTGATTATAAGGTTGCAATCTTAGCAAACAAGGGTTCGTTAGCAAGAGAGATTCTTGGTAGAATTCAATATGCATATGAGTATCTGCCTTTGTGGTTACAACAAGGTATTAAAACTTGGAACAAAGGTAATATTGAACTAGAAAATGGTTCGATGATTTGGGCATATGCGACTTCTGCATCAGGTGTTCGTGGAGGTACTTACAATCTAGTTTTCTTAGATGAATTTGCTTTCGTTCAACATAACATGGCGCAAGATTTCTTTACTTCTACTTACCCTGTTATATCTTCTGGTAAGACTACGAAGGTTATTATTGTTTCGACCCCCAATGGTTTGAACATGTTCTATAAGATGTGGGTGGATGCGATTGAAGGTAGGTCTACTTACAAAACACTTGAAGTGCATTGGTCTCAAGTTCCAGGCAGAGATGAAGAATGGAAGAATGAGACTATTAGAAACACCAGTGAAGAACAATTTAGACAAGAGTTTGAAACTGAGTTTATTGGTTCATCAGCAACATTGATATCTGGTGCTAAACTGAGAAGTCTTGCATTTCATAATCCATTATCTTCATTTGAAGGTCTTGATATATACGAAGAACCTATTAAAGACCATTTGTATATTGCCACAATTGACTGTGCAGAGGGTGTTGATTTAGACTATTCAACAATCAATGTTATAGATGCAAGTCAAGTACCGTATAAACAGGTGGCTAAATATAGGAATAATAAATTGCCTTTATTGTTCTTTCCGACTGTGATTTTCTCAGTTGCAAAGAAGTACAATGAAGCGTATGCTCTGGTTGAGACCAATAACATTGGTCAACAAGTTGTCGATATTCTGCACTATGATTTGGAATACGAAAACATATACAAGTTAGAACATCATCATATTAAAGGTCAAAGTATTTCTGGTGGATTTAAAAGGTCTACTAGTTTTGGTATCAAGACCACAAAGACAGTAAAAAAAGTCGGATGTGCTAACTTAAAGACATTGGTGGAAAATGATAAGTTAATTATCAACGACTTTGACACCATTGCCGAAATGAATACCTTCACTAGAAGCCGTGACAGTTATGCTGCGGAAGAAGGTAATAATGATGATTTGGTTATGGGGTTAGTTTTGTTTTCTTGGTTAACAGCACAGTCATTCTTTAAAGAATCGACAAACATTGATATTAGAAAGTTGATGTTAGCGGAACAAAACATGCTAAGTGAGGAAGAACTAACGCCCGTTGGTATATTTGACGATGGGCGGAAAGAAGAGGTTATTGTGGACGGTAACGACTATTGGACAGAAAAAGGTTATCATTCCTCAACTTTCTAAATAACTAAATACAGTATAAATTCGAATTTGACTCATACTTTTAAAGGAGAAATCCATGGCATTTCAGCTATCACCTGGGGTAAATGTATCAGAAATTGACCTGACTACAATTATTCCTTCAGGCGCCACTTCAATTGGTGCATTTGCAGGTCCTTTTGCATGGGGTCCAGTCGGTGAAATTATTACAATTTCAAACGAATCAAAACTTGCCGATACTTTTGGTAAGCCAGATTCAAATAATTATGAACACTGGTTCTCTGCTGCAAACTTTCTTGCGTATTCTAATAATCTTAAAGTTGTTCGTACCTTCGGTGCCGCAACTAAAAATGCCGTTGCAAACGGTACTTCCATTCTAATCAAAAATGATGATGACTGGTTAGACAACTACTCAAGCGGTGCAAACACTTATGGTGAATTTGCCGCTAAGTTCGCTGGCGCACTTGGTAACACATTAAAAGTTTCATTGGCAGATGCTAACACATTTAGTGGTTGGGCATATGCTGCACAATTCAACGGCACTCCAGGAACTTCTACATACACTTCTAATCAAGGTGGTGCAAATGACGAAATTCACATTATCGTTATTGACGAAGAAGGTAAAATTACAGGTACTTCTGGTACAGTATTAGAAAAGTTTGCATATGCATCAAAAGCTGCTGATGCTAAAGATGATAGTGGTAACTCAAACTATTACAAAAATGTTATTGCAAGTAAGTCCAAGTATATTCGTTGGATGAGTCATCCAACTTCAAATGGTATTTCAAATTACAGTAACACTTCATCTACATGGGGTAACAATGCATCAGGCACTTCTTTCACAAGACTTGCAAATACTGTCACTCTATCACTAGGTAATGGTACTACTGCAGGTGCTGATGGTACTATTGTTGCTGCAAATACTACTGCTGGTTACAACTTGTTTAGTAGTGCAGAATCAACAGACATTTCTTTGATTGTTACTGGTCCAGGTGCCAATACAATTAGTTCTTCATTAATTACTCTTGCAGAAACAAGAAAAGATTGCATTGTATTTTTCTCACCTGCTAAGTCAGATGTTGTTGACAATGCTGGTTCAGAGGCTGCTGCCTGTGTAACACAAGCTACAAGCATTGGTTCTTCATCATACGCTTTCATGGATTGCAACTGGAAATATCAATACGACAAGTATAACGATATATACCGTTGGGTGCCATTGAATGGTGATATTGCCGGACTATGTGCTAAAACAGATATCGAAAAAGATCCTTGGTTCTCTCCAGGCGGATTGAATCGTGGTCAAATTCGCAATGTTGTAAAACTAGCTTGGAATCCAACTAAGACAGAAAGAGATACTCTCTATGTTAAAGGTGTAAATCCTGTTGTAAACTTCCAAGGCGAAGGTACAGTTTTATTTGGCGATAAAACACTATTAAGCAAACCAAGTGCATTTGATAGAATCAATGTGCGCCGTCTGTTCATTGTGCTTGAGAAGTCAATTGCTAGAGCAGCAAGATTCTCAATGTTTGAATTTAACGACCAATTTACAAGAGCACAATTTATTGCGCTAGTTGAACCATTCCTAAGAGATGTACAGGGTCGCCGTGGTATCAACGACTTCCGAGTTGTTTGTGACGAAACCAATAATACTGGTGAAGTTATTGACCGCAATGAATTCATTGGTGACATTTATATCAAACCTGCTCGTTCAATCAACTTTATCCAACTCAACTTTGTTGCAGTACGCACTGGCGTAGCATTCGAAGAAGTCGTTGGGAAGTTCCAATAAATAAAAGAACAGGAGAATAAAAATGGCATTTAGCGTAAACGAATTTAGAAGTCAAATGACAGGGGACGGTGCTCGTCCCAATCTCTTTGAAGTTTCTATGCCTTTCCCTTCATTTTCTTCACCAGCAAATGCACAAACTAAATTAACATTTATGTGCAAGACTGCTCAGTTACCAGGTTCAACAGTAGGTGTTGTTCCTGTTAGTTACTTTGGTAGAGAATTGAAGTTTGTAGGAAATAGAACCTTTGCAGATTGGACAATCAGCGTCATCAACGATGAAGATTTTGTAGTCCGTAATGCATTTGAAAGATGGATGAATGGCATTAACAGTCACAACTTAAATGTTCGCAATCCACTTGCACTTGCACCATTGGGTTACTCAGTTGATTCTGAAGTTACACAATTTGGTAAACAAGGTAACACTTTGAAGAAGTATAGATTCATTGGTGTATTCCCAACTGATATTACCCCTATTGATGTTGATTGGGGATCAAATGATACTATTGAAGAATTTTCAGTAACCCTTTCATATCAATGGTGGGACGCTGTAGATACTGGTGTATTGTAACGAAAAGGACTTCGGTCCTTTTCCTTTTATAGAATGATATAATAATGGCTATTAAACTTTTCGGTTTTACCTTAGGTAGAAATGATGTTGTTCAGAAACAAAATCCTGAGCAACCATCTTTCGCACTTCCAACGGAGACAATGGATGATGGTGCAGTTACCATTACCCAAAACGCTCATTATGGAACATATGTTGATTTAGAAGGTTCTGTTCGCAATGAAATAGAACTAGTTTCTAGATATCGTGAAATGGCAAATCATCCTGAGTTGGAGATGGCTATTGATGATATTGTCAATGAGGCAATAACACACGATGAATCTGGTAGAACACTAGACATAGTTCTTGATAAATTAAAACAACCAGATAACATCAAAAAGAAGATTGCAGAAGAGTTTGAGAATATTCTCAAACTGTTAAACTTCAGCAATTTAGCAGATGACTTGTTTAAGAGATGGTATATTGATGGTAGAATTTACTATCACATTGTTGTTGATGAAACGAAACCAAAAGAAGGCATTCAAGAGTTAAGATATATTGACCCTCGAAAGATTCGTAAAGTAAGAGAGATTAAAAAAGGCGCAGATCCAAAAACTGGTGCTTTAATTATTAAATCTCTTGCTGAATATTATGTATATAATGATAAAGGCACAGTAACACAATCATATACCAGTTCTGTAAACGCTGGTTTAAGAATTGCACCTGAATCCATTTTGAATGTGAATTCAGGTTTGATGGACTCTAAAAATACATTCGTTATATCGTATATACACAAAGCGATTAAGCCACTTAATCAGTTAAGAATGATTGAAGATGCGGTTGTTATTTACCGTGTCTCAAGAGCACCAGAAAGAAGAGTGTTCTATATTG